ATAAACAACAACCGTATCTATCCGTACTAGGACCGACTATATGGTATCAACACCATTTTACGGTAGGTTATGGGCATATTTTGAATAATTTTTAGGTTTTGAAACATTTACTAGCGGTTTCCTCTTACTATAAATGTTATAATCTATTATTACAGAATGATTAGTATGTATCCGTTCAAATATTATGTTAGACCAAATTGTCATTCAACCACACACATGTCTAACCATTCTATACCCTTATACAGGGCTTTATGGGCATTGAAGTGGATGGTCTATAAGATGACAGTCCTATTAGGAGTGACCCACATTCAATACCCTTAAGTTTGGCTTTTTAGGTGCTTGCTAAACTTACAAAGAAATTGCACCATGTTAACACTGTATGAACACAATGTGTGTTAACATACTACTACTATAACATGTCATAGTCTTAATGTACACACTTAATGCTACCAAAATATTAGGTGCATTAGGTTAATTAGGTATACTTGGCTTTACCCTTATTGTGTACCCACCATGACTTTGTAACCCCATATCTTTGTGGGTGTGGCTTGTGTATGCCCTCTTGGGAACAGTTACCAAAATACTTGCTCAATGGGCCTCGCATTAACATACCAATTTGATATGCATCATGGCCAGCATTGGTCTGCTCTACCGCATCAGATAAGAATGCATCATACAACAAATTGACCATGTATGTGGGTGCATGTGGGTATATGGATACATATTCATTCACTCCTGGCATATACACATGTGAATTGGTCCATATAAAGCCTGTTTCTGGATAATTTATTAGCCTATGTGTTCTATCATGCATCACAATGGGCTTGTTATAGGCACTCATTACATTATGATATTCTGTAGGGTTGGGCATGTTGACAAATGTGGTATCAAAATCAATCCATGTGATGGAATCATATGCCTTATACAGACTGTATAATGTGATGCCCAATCGTAGTGCTGCCACTTTGTGACACCATCTCCAGGGCTGATTTCGATAGTCTGATGAAGTATGTGATGTCTTTAGTTCGTTCATTCGTCTGAATAATTCTGGGCTTTCAGTGGGCCAATGGTTAATGGCCTTTACCCAGGCAGGACACCATGACATATTGGCATCTTCAGTGTACACTATCAGATCGTACTGTTTTTTAGGAAATGTATGAAAAAACGAATATCCATAGTCTTCATACAATTGTTCATTGGCTGATGTAATAAAAAGACTGGACATAATGAATGAGCTGTAGCAACAATGTCAGCAAAGTAAAGGAATGCTACAGCTCGTACATATTTAAACTATTTTGTGGAAGTGCCCAACAGGGCTGAACGGAGAGAACTGCCCTGTTGGAAGGATTATATCAAAAATGGCAAATTGTTGATATGAATATTATTTAGTGTTTTTAAGGATTATGCCCACTGCAGTGTGGCAATACTTTTTGTCGCACTTGATTCTCCACACAATATCATCAATCTCAACTGATTCATCATACCTAAAAGGCCATGTTCTTGCATAATGCAGTGTGACTGGTTGCATCTTGGATGCCAAAAACTGATTGGTACCACATGCCACACACTTTTTTATGGCATGAAATTGATCAGGTGTTAGTGTGGGATAATATTGAACTTTCATTACAGCATCATGATCAGTGCCGCAATTATGCCTAACAGTTGTGCAAACACAGCACTCACTGCCCATAAAAAGTATTTTTTAATGTTGGCTATGTCGTCTTCAATGTGTGTTAAATGATTATTTTGGATTATCTCCAATCGTTGTTCTATTAGTGCAACTTTTTTGTCTAATTCGTTTAATTTTGTGTCCATTATGATATTGTAGCACCCAGTGCAACCACTTTCCATGCAGAACCATCATACACTGCTAATGTTTTTGATCCTGAATTACCGTTGGAACAGTATGCAACATCGCCCTCAGTTTTGTCTGTTCGTGCATTTAGTTGTGCCAGTGTTTGTGGATTAAGATTAAGCACATCTTCAATTTTGACTTTGCCTGTGGCAGGGTCCAGTGTTAATGCATTTGTGGCAGATGAATTAATTTCGTCTGGCAGTTGTACTGCTGAAATTTTTGAGTTTGAATCTAGTCCTGGTACTCCATTTGCTGCGTTTCGACCATTAATAATTGATGTAATTTCGTCCAGTGCGGCTTTTAGATCAGCTCGTGCATTTGCTGGTGAGTCTGATGAAGCATCCAAATTAAGAGTGCTAATGTTTCCTGCTGTTCCCCATGTCATAGTGTGTGTTTCTCCATGTTTTTATTTAGTTTTTTTTGTTTACATATGTTTGTATTCAATTGGTCTGCAACGCCCATGTAATGAGCTCTATGAGCGTTGTAGACATGCATTCTAGCTAAAATTAGTACCCAAACTGGCCAAATAGTCAGTGCCGTCATAAAATATTGTCAACACATCAATTGCATTGGCAGCAGTACTTAGTGTTTTGGTTCCACCTGCAAACTTCATTGTTGAACTAAGTGTGTATGGTCCGCCTGAAGCAGGCTGTCTAATTATTAGTGTTAAACTGTCACCATTTGCCACTGATGCTAATGCATTAACAGTGATGTTGCCAGACAGTGTGACAGTTTGCACATTGCCATCAGCAACATCAGGTGTTAGTGTGCCGGTAGTGCCCAAGCCTGTGTTAATGTGTTCCGAATAGCCTCTTAATACTGCATTATTAATTGCATTGTTGTTTGCATCTATAGGGTTGTTTAAAGGATTTGCCAGTGCAACATTAAATGCACCACCTGAATCTGGCTGAGTGACTGTGATATTGTCAGATGCCCCTGCTGTAACTTGGTTGTCTGCACCACCTGAAACAGTTGCAAATTCTAGATTTACAACATCATTATTGTTAAACACACCTGCATTGCCAACTGATGCTACTCTTAAAACTTGTCCTACTGATGCACTTTGTGATATTGCTTCTGGAAATTCTATTCTGTTAATCTCACAGGCACCTGTGCCTCTGATATACATTTTGCTACCAGTTTCTGCCATATAAATTGCGCTGTTAGCAAGTGTTGAGTTGCCTGGATTAAGTGATAAAGTACCGCTGCCATGAAATTCGTTTCCATCCATATCAATCCATGCAAAACTGGCTGGTCCACCAAATTGTATTTTTGCCCCAGCTGAATCATTTTGGTCCACAAACAATGATAGTTGACCATTGTTGCCCACAATGTTAAAGCCACCAGTTTCTAAATCAGCAGTTAATGGGCTTACACTGCCCCCGCCAGACACTGTTGCAAAACTTAAATTGCCAGCACCATCAGTTTGTATAACTTGTCCATTAGATCCGTCTGTTGTTGGTAAAGCATATGCATTATGTAGCCTTATTTTGCCAGTGCCATGCGGTTCTATTTTTATGTTACCATTTTCACCACCTACTAATGCAATTAACCCTGAATATGTGCCGTGTGTTTTTAAATTTATGCCCGGATAATTTACATGTGCTGACATAACAGTAGGCACACTGCCTGTTGAAGATATTTCAAAAATACTTGTATTAGTAAAATTGTATGTGCTATAGTTTGATGTGTATGACCCACTAAATGCAATTTCGTGTTGACCAGCAGAATCAGTTTTGGTAACTGTGATACCTGTACCTGCTTGTATGTGTGTTTCACCGCCAGCAGTGTTTACAACAAATTTTAATGCACCAGATGTTGCATCATACTGTAAAATTCTACCGTCAGCAATTGCAGTTGTATCAATAAAATCAACAATGTCGTTTACTGCTGTAGACATTGTTTGTAGTTCTGCTCTACTTGTTGCTATACTGTCTTCTGCATTATCAAATGCTGATGTTGTTGGTTTACTTGTTGGCCAAGCCATATTATGTCCTCACTATGTTTCCATTTGCATCTGCTGTAGTCCCTACTGTAAAAGAATAATTAATGTTTACTGTAACATCCATCCTTTTTCTTTTACCGTATGCATCTGCATCAAATATATTTAACACTGGATTAGTTCCACTTAGATCTACATAACAAACAGGAGTTTGTGTACCAGTTAAATTATCACTTAAAATTTGTGTAAAAAAATCAACATAACTTCCCACACTGGTGTCTGTGTAAGTTCTTTGTCCCACACTGCCGCTTAGTGTGCTTGTGTCTAGTCTGTTTGCACCACCAAAACTTACAGTGTCTATATTACTTGCACTTTGTAATGTAACATCAAAAGTTTGTAAAAAAGGCACAGTGTCGTTTGCACTGTCCATGGTCTGTGTTAATGTAAATTGAAAATATCTGCCTGTCAATGTTGGCACTGCACCTTGGCCTGCTGTAACATTTTCTGTGCTGGGTGATGCTATTGAACTGCCTGACAATGTGTTACCATACGATATTGTGGTATCAAATGGTAAACCCGTGGTTGCTGATAATAAAATTACAGTTTTATTAATTTCACCAGCATCAAAAATTCTAGATGTGTATACTAATGTTGTGCCATCAGCATATGTGCCTTCCCATGTGGTAAAACCAGACCATGTTGAATAACTTGCCCAAGTTTCTGAAGATGTAGGTACATAAAGTTCTGTTACTTTATCAAAATATCCGTTACCTGTGCCTTGCATTAGATAGAACCTCCATCGTCTGGTAAATTAGCAATTGTGTCTTTAAGATAGTTAATATATGCTTCAAGACTGCTGCCAGTTTTTGTTTCACCATTAACATCATATGTATGACTAGTAAAACCAGAAATCCAATTAATAACACCACCTATTTCATATGTTCTGTCAATTGTGCTTTTGTAGTATGTCACACTGTATTCATATCCTTTGTTTAAAGGAAATTCTGGTGTGATTGCAGGTGAATATGCAACATAATTTGCATCTGTTGTTGGTAGACCATTTGTTTGTATATTTCTAAATGGTATTCTTGCTTGTTCTACAAGTGTAGTGCCTTTATATAGTCTAAATTGTAAAAAATCTATAGATGATTCACTTGGTCTTTGAAAACGCATGCCTAACGCAATTGATCCGCCAATTGCATTAAAATAATTAAATTGGCTTGCTGAAAAATTTCCACCTATTAATCTAAATGCTCCATCATATCCAAAAGTTGAATATTGTGTGTTTTCGCCTAATGGTCCATCCAAATGATCAGGATAGGTGGCTGCATAAGATGTATTTGGTAAACTGCCAGCAACCCATGACTTTAAACCTGGTGGTGTAGGTGGATCTTTTGGTGGGGGTGGTGGTGAACCTGGAGGTGGATTTACACCAATTTTTCCAATAACTTTTTGTATAGGTTTACCTTGGTATTCGTCTGGTAAAAATAATGGTGGTGGTATTTCAACTTGTGGACCTGTTTGATATGGATAATTTGCAGCCACATGTTCTGCAGCCTCAATGCCCACAGTGCCATCATTGTTTAGTTTCATGTTGGTCACTCTAAATGTTGCTGTAGTTAAATTTAAAACAGTGTCTGTTACTCTTACAATATCGCCTGGTTCTACATCCATTAATTCTTGTGTGCATGTCATAGATATTGTTCTTTGTGACCTTGATTTTTTATAAATCATTCTTGCAAAATCTCTTGCCATATAAGGATTTGTAATTGTGTCAAATGTAAATTCACCAGTTAAATCTTCATTATCATCCACAGCTAAATCGCCTGCTTCACTAAAAGCAACCTGTTGGCTTGAATATTCTAAATCAGGATCAATATAGTTAACAAACACATTGTTAAATTTTGTTGTTTTAGTTTCGCCACCTAACGCAATTGTGCCAACAATATTGTCTGCTGTAATATCGTATGCAACTGCAATAGTGCTTGATGTTATGTCAGTAGCATTACCACCATCTTCAACTTTAAGTTTATATCTGCCCTCAATAAAAGGTAATATTGACCTACAGCCAGATAATAGCTGTCTTACATTGTCTATTATTTTAGAATTTGTGCTTAAAACACCATTTAAAGTAAGTATTTTTCCTGTATCAACAGATGATGTATCGTATGTTACTGTTTGATCAAATTTATCTGCTGCAATTTTGAAAACATCAGCATTAATAAAACTTTTATTATAACCTGCACCGTATCTGGGATTCATAAGATAATCTGCAACACAGTTAGCAGGATTAGTTGAATATGTTTTTGTTAGATCAGCATAATCATTAGCTAAATCTAATCCACCAGAATGTGTGGTTAAGTCATACACTTTTTTGCCTAACACATCAAATGTAACTTGCGGTATACCACCGCCATATGGGTTAGAATCAGCTTCTTCTTGTGTGCTTGCTTTCCATTCAAATCTAAATGCTGCGTATGCAACACCTGGCAGTTTTCGTTCAAGTGTTGGCCAAGTTTTAGATTCGTTAGCAAGACCACTTTGGCTTTGATTTTCTGTGCCATAAAATACTTCAAATGTTAACCTATCGTTGTAACGACCTTGTGTTGTATTATAACGATTATTTGCAACATAAACACTGTCACCCGAAGCCACTGTTGGGTATATTTCATTTTCATCAATTTTAATGCCGGTAATACCTTGTATTTCGCCTTCACATATTGCATATACTACATATAGATATTTGTTATCAGATCCATCTGTTTCAACAAAAATTGGATGTCCACCAACTCGTCTATAACCGTACACAATTGGAATGCCTATGTTTGTGCCAGTTTTGTTTATTTTTACACCAGTTGCAATTTGTTCAGCATCAATGTTTAATGAAGGTGTTGAAAATGGTTTGATTACAAAGCCTACAATGTCGCCCACAAATGATGTAATAGTGCTAAAAAGTTTTTTAACACCTCTTACAAATTTTTTAATTGGATTTGATCCGCCTTTACCCATCGTAGTCCTTTATTTGTTTGACCATGTAATGTCCTACAGTTTGCATACCTTGTGTTTTGTAAAACAACGCAGCACGATCCATATATTTTTGCATTGGCTCATAATTTTTATTAAAATGCATTATGCTTGTTACATAATAATCACAATTATTTTTTCTAAACCAATTAACTAGATTTTGCATTAATTCATCTGCAATTTTTTTACTTCTGTTTTCTGGTTTAATAAAAATGTATAATATTTCACCATATTTTTTATCGTTCCAATGTTTTGTGCCAATTAAACCATATATATAACCTACTATTTGTTCATTTTCAGTTGCAACAATGCCAGCATAATGATTGGCTATTATTGCATCTCGTATATTTTCTGCTAATATGTCTGCATTAATTTTATCTGATTCATGCAAATCAGCATCAATTGCTTGTGCTTGTATACAGTCTATTAATGGTTTTATATCTGCTACTTTGATTGGTCTTATTATCATTATTTTAAACCCCATTTAATTTCGGCCAATGTTTCATGTGAATACTGCATAGAATGATCATTAGGATGTTCTCTTTGAAAATTTTGTTGGTTAGTTCTTCTGCCGTTTTTTCTGTTAAAATTTATAAATTGGCTTGAAACTTGTAGTTGAATATCTGCAAAATTTTGGTTGTTTGTAACTGAATAGCCTGCAATTTTACCTTTAAAAAGCAAATAGCCTGTGTCTGTTGTGCCGTTACCTAATAAACCGTTTGTTGATGGATTTAAAAATACTCTTCGTATTTCTACATTTTTATTAATTTGTGTTGATGTTGCATATGTTGTAATGTTAGATGTTTTTAATGCACTTAATGATATGTTAACACTGTGTATTTGTAATTCAGCTGTTTCGTCTCTTTCACTGATATTTAAAAAATCACCTTGTGCTTGATATGTGTTGCTGTTAAACACAATGTCAAATGAATTATCTGTAAATCGTGATGTGCCGCTGCCAGTTTCAATGTCTAACAATAAACAACCAATTAGACTGTTACCCGCAAGGTATGTGTTAAGTGTTGATGTAAATCCTCTGGCCATTAAACAGCCTCCGCAACATCTATTCTATAATTTACTGTGCCATCAACATTGTATTGATATTCTTGTAAATCAGATGTAAAATACATTCTGAAAGGCACATTGTCTATTGTGACAGTGGTTGAATTAGTAACTGCAGTAACAAGTGCTGGCTCAAAATTAATTTGTACATCACCACCAGAATCAGGTATTACATCTGATGTGACCATGTATACTTTGTTATGATTAGAAAATTTAATTACATCTCCCATGCTTAAGACTTTGAAATTATCACTAGCATTAATTGATGCCATAGATGTGTCCACACTGGTTGAACCTACATCATAATTTTCTAAACATGTAATTGTGCCAGGCGTTGTTGTGACTGATCTTTCTGAAACACCAGGCAGTTGTACATTAAATTCATTTAATGCACCTCTTGCAAGCGCTGCAAATCCTTGTAACTGTTTAAAATTTGCTTGTGTGTAAGTGGTTAATTCTATGCTTGCACGCCAAATTGTGGTTGCTACTGCACTTCGTATTGTTCTACCACTTGCTGTTTTTGTAATGGCTGTTGAATTTTCTTGTCTAAAATTTACAGCTCTTGCGCCAAATATACTAGGATTACTTAGTATTGAAGACGCACCATTTAAATCACCTATTGTAGCCATGTTATGTTGTTACTCCTTGTTGACCTCTTTGGTTAAGAGCTTGATTAATAATACCGACAATTGTTGTTCTTCTATCAATTAACAATTCATCAAAACCTGTTGCATCATTTGTTTCTATGTTAAAGTTTACATTTACAGCACCCATTTGACCATTAGGTGAAATTTGTCCGCTTGCACTTGGTGTAAACATTTCTGGACCTTTTTCACCAACAAGATATGATGCACCTTGTGCAACTGCACCACCTTTTTGTCTTGGACCTGTGTATTTTGTTGCTCGTATTTGTGCAATTTGCGCTGCTGTGGCTGCTGCTGCAACTGCTGCAAATATTCCGCCTAATATTGGACCTCCTGCCGCTGAACCAACTTTGTATGAATTAATTATTGATGTTTTTGCTGCAATCAATGCTTCTGCCATCGCAAGTGCTTTTGCAATCTTAAATGCTTTTTCATTTTGTTGTGCAATCTGTGTTAATAAGTCTTTACCGTGTTTTGCAGCGACTTTAGTTCTTTCACTGCCTTTTAATGCTTCTATGTCTGTTTGTGCATCTTGGCCTGCTCGTATAGTTGATAATGCTTTGTCTATTCGTTTTTTAGATTCTGCTTGTTGCTCTATTGCTTGTTGAGCTCGTATCATTGCTATCCGTTTAGTATATTTTTCTTCGTTAGCAATATCTATTTCTCTTAATGCTTCAAGTGCTTTAATGGAATCTGCGTATGCTACAACTTTAGGATCTTCTTTGCCTAATATATCTCTGCCTAGATCACCACCAATTGTTTTGGCTGCTTTTTCTAATATTTCTAACTGTTTCTTTTGTTCTTCTGAAACAATTGGTATATCACCAACCATTTTTTTAACTTGTTCAGCTAAATTAGCATTTTTCTTTATACCAACACCTATTGCATCTAAGGCTTTTTTTGTTCCATTGAAAAATTCACCATATGTGTGAGTTAAGTCATGACCTTTTTCGTCTAGATCCTCAAATGGTATTACCATGTTATCTGCAAATTTGCCTAGGTCTTTCATTTGTTGATTTATTTTTGCAAAATTTTCATCACTGACTAAACCTAAACTTTTTCGTATGTTTAATATGCCAGTGTTTACTTTTATAAAGCCTTTTAGTATTAGACCAATGCCTTTACGCACAGAATCAAACACAAGACCAAATAATAATGCTAGTGCTTTACCTTTTTTACCTAACATAAAGAAACCAATTAGACCAATTTCTCTTGCACCTGGCGGTAATGAATTTAATATTTTAAATAGTCCATCAAAACCTGCTGCCACTATTAAAAATATTGGTTTTAATCCGTCTGCAATCCTAGCAAAACCTAATAATGTTTTTTCTACAAACTCTATAAATTTAGCACCAGCAACTGTAGCAAAATCTGTTAATGATGTTTGTGACTCTGCTAAAAAATCATCAAGTGCTCTTAATGCGCCTTTTGAATATTCTAACAGTCCGCCTTGATTGGCTAATGCAATTTGAAATTGTAAGAGTTTATCTTGCAACATAGAAAACACACCATCAAATGTAGTTGATAGTGCAAACGCTGCTTTTTCGTATGGGCCACCAGGACCAAATGCTTTAGTAATAATATCTCGTGTTTGTTCAACACTGTATTGAACACCATCCCTGAAACCAAGCATTGCTTTAATACCTCGTTCACGGAATAGTTCAGATGCACTAATACCGGAAGCAAATGACCTTTGTAACTGTTCTGCAGCAGTTTGGAAATCTAAACCTGAGACTGCCGCAATGTTACCAACAAGTCTTAAGTTTTCACCAAGTTCTACTGCATTTTTAGAAACAACTGCAAGATTACCAGCACCACGCTGTATTTCAGCCAAAGTGAATGGTACTTCGCCTGCAAACTTAAGCATTTCTTGGAATGCTTTAGAACCTTCGTCTACAGATTTAAACAAAAATTGAAATCTTTGTTGTAGTTTTTCAACATCTGCACCAACACGCAAAATGGCTTTTAGCCCAAATGCAGTACCAATTGCAGTACCAGCAGCAATTACTTTGCCTGCTAAACTACCGAAGCCACGCTCTAACTGACCAACATTTTTATTTAGACTGTTAAGTCGTTTGTCAACATTACGCAAAGCACCTTGCGTTTTATCGACTGCGCGGATTTCTATGTCTGTTCTCGCCATGTTCTTTCATTACCTCATGTTCTTTTTTGAACCATGCGGCCCATAAGTTAATTTCCTGGACATCAAACTGCAGCACTTCTTTTATGCTTTTCCCCAACTCCTTAGCAATACGCATAATTAGTTGGAGTTCAATGTCCTCAGTTAGTTTTTTTCAACTTCCTCATATGTTGATGTTGTTGAATTTAACACTGCTGCTATTCTTAGAACAACTGCAGGATCAACTTCATTCAACAAATTGACTTTGTCAAACTTCTTAAACAATGGTTTTCCATCTGGATCCAATGCTTTTTGTATTAGTGTTTCAACTAATGCTTCAACAGTTTTACCCTGTTGCTGTAGTGCAATTATATTTTGTTCTACAGCGAATGGAGAAGCGGCTCTATAATAGATGTCGATCTTCCATTCTGGCACAGTCAGCTTTTCTAAGCCTCCTGCAAGTTTTTGTTTAAAATGCTCTTGTGCATTTTTTAGAGCTATACTCATGTTTTATCTCCTTTTTGTCTTCCTAATGGTAGGTCTAGTAATACCACTAGGCGATTGTTTTGAATAGCCTCTGTCTAGACGAGCGGCGTATGGTACGCGGTTAACAGCACTCTTTGTATTTCGAGTACTTTCAAGTCGCCAACCGCGACGCGCTCTACCAGATCTAATTGGCGTAAATGATTTTGCATTTGCCAATAGATCAACAGCTATTCTGGTCATTTCACGATCTTTTTCTTGTTCAAGTTCGCGAATGGCCTGTTTGTTGCCCTTGAAAACAACTTTTAACATTAAGTTATTGTTTCTGAGTGTAACACACCAGTGCCTTGGAAAGCAACTGTTGCACTTACTACATCGTCAAAACTTGCTGTTCTACTCACTGAAGTTACTATCACATTGCCAACATACTTTACGCCTGTTGCATTTGGAAAAAATTCCACTGATAGTGTTGCATCATTGTTAGGTTCAAAAATTGCTTGACCGTCTTGTGTTGCAACATCATATAAAACTTCCATTGAGCCTGTAAATGAATGTAAGCCTGACAAGTAAGTACGAGCACCGTCCCCCATGCTTGTGTCTTCTACTGTATCTTTGACATGTTCAACAGTCCAAGATCTCACAGAAGCCACAGTTAGTGTTGCTCCACCAGAGTCAGTTCCAAACATTACTTTACCGTTTTCGCCAGTAATTGTAGCCATATTAGTTCTCCTCTATATTTGGTTGTGATTCTGAATTGTTAGTACTGTCAATATCTTCAATATCGTACAATATCTCTTCTTCAAAATCTGGTTTATTAATTACTTCAGCTTTTGCAGTTATCTTATGCTTAGCTGAAGGTTTTTTCTTTGTTTTGGTTGGTTGTAATTGTGTCCAACCTTCACCAAGAAATCTTTCTAGTCTATCGGCCTCTATTGATTTTCGTTGGCCGTCTTTTTGTATTTTAACATATTTCATTATGTTGCTCCTTTAGTAAATGAATATCTTACATCACATATCATTAAAAACTCGCCTAATGGTGGTGTGTGTTCGATAATTTCTATTGAAGAAACCAAAGTTGTGCTTGCTTTATCAGTAAGTTCTCTTGTTCTATCTGTGTTTAATGTTTCTTCAATTCTTTCTATTAATTCGTTGCGTTTTTGATCAACAGTTTGTATTTGACCTACACGCCCATCAGCACGCACATACCCACGAATATTCATTTGTATGGTACTGCGTCTTGCACCGCCCATTGCATTATCTTCGCGTGTTTCGTTACCTGTTGTGATTAGTATTGCAGGAAATTGTGTGATTGCTAATTTTTGTAAATCAAAAGGTTCTCTTGTGACAAATGCTGGTTTTGGAGGATCCATGTCCTTCAACACTAGTTCAACATTTTTTGCTATAGATTCTCTGTTAGACATGCACTACCTTTTTAATCTAAGATAGTGAGTAGGTTCCTTCTCTGCGTCACTAACTGTGCCAGAAGAATCTAGATCATATTCTATCCCGTCGCGCATGCATAAATCAAGTTCGCGCTCGTATTCTTTTCTGTAAAATTCCATTTTTCTTTCAAAGAGGTCCATGTCAGGCTCAAACTTTGCAAGTTTAGGATATATGTGGAAACCAAGTGCTTGGTAACAGCATGCTCTTGTTAATTGTGAAGCAGTGTATAGGTCATCATCTGGATCGACTTGACCTGTTGTTAAGTATTTTATATCATACAAACCTATTTGTTGTGTTGGCCACCAACGAACGCGTAAATCTCTAAACACATCATTCTGTGCTTTTGTTATTTCTGCTGTAAAATCGTTAATGCCAAAATTATCAATATCCGGCTCGTATTCTTTAATATCTGTTATAGTAGCTAATATAGCCATGGGGTTTCTGACCTCCTTTATAAATTTAATGTTAACAAGTTCTGCTTGTAAATTTATTTATCAAAAATAAAAAAAAATAGGCCTGCAAAGTTAATCACAGGCCTATAATTTTTAAAAGGGTGTTGGTTATTAGATTATGCTAATGTAGCATTACCAATAATAGACACTCCATAGTTATCAAACACTTCAGTAGTACCATATGCCATTGATCCTACGATTTCCGTAGCTCTCATAGAGGCATCTCTTTGGTTTTCTACTCTCATGTTTCTTTTTAGCATGTATGCCATAGCATCTGCAGAAAAAGCAGCACCATAATAGTTTCCAGTACCAGTTGATTCAGCAGAATTTCCACCAATTACTGTACTTTCGAAAATATTTACATTTGCAATTTTACCTATGAAACCTTCAGATAATGCTGTATTACCAACATCAGATAAAGCGTGACTCATAGTTGCGCCTGCATTAGTTAACTGTTTCTTTAAAGAGTATGCTTGGAATGGATGCAATACACAGTAGTACGGTCCTGGAGCATTCGCTGCTCTTAGACGCGCCGCTGCTTTAAAAATTGTGTCCACTGATATGTCTGTTGCACCTGATCCTACAGTTTGTGAAAAACCTGTGAATAGCGCAGCAATATCTTGGTCAACTTTTAAACCCATTGCTTGTCCAATTTGACGACCAATTGCTGTTGCAACATCTTCGTTTGATGTTTCAGTTGCAAGGTCAGTCAATGTTACCAATACACCTCTTTCAGATGCAGTGATTGTTTTTGATGTAGTGACTTCAAACGCTTTGTTTGCTAGGTCAGCTCCATCAGCCGGTGAATCAGCTGTTAAAACCGGAAAAATCGGAATTTGCGCTGTTAGACCCGGGGTTCCGCTCATATCGTAATTACGAATTAACGGTCTTAATATAGACGATTCTTGTAGCGTGTATAATCCAGCCTGAACTATGTTGGAATACAACGCCGTTGTTACGCCTGTATCTACTTCATTTGACATGTGATTGTCTCCTGTATGTTATAGACGAACACCTTTTTTCTTCATGATCTCTTTATAGCGAGCTCGATGATCAGGGTTCATCATGTTTAGTTTACTTGTATCGTTATCAACCACTGGATCTTGCTTACCAAAACCTTGTCCTGTACCAGAACCTGATGGTCCTGCTTGCACAAAGTGTTTGTTAGCATTCAAGAAATTGTTTACCAAGTCTTTTACACTAAATGGATCACCATTATCGTTGTATTTTACTTGTCCGTTTGACGGATCAATTACATCCACTTGACCTGCTTCATTTAATTTTAACTGCGCTTTCAAAAGTTGTGTAACCTGATTAGGGTTAATTGCTTTTGCTGTTGCTGCCTCATTTAATAAAGCACCATCAATTTTAATTGATTGAAGTTCGTTTTCATATTGACCTATTTTTGAGTTAAATTTTTCAGCTTGCTCTTTAAGCAATTTTTCAAATTCGCCTCTTTTTTCTAGTTCGCCATGTCTACGCTTTTCTTCAGCTTCAACTAATTGTTTATAATGATCCACATCAACACCAGAATACTTTTTTTCGTATTTGGCTTTTTCCCTTGCAATTCGATCTTTAACAATTTTTTCTAAATCGTCTTGACCAAACTTTAAGTTAGTTTCTTCTTGTTTTACCTGTGTATCAGCCTGCTCTTTTATTTCAGGTGCAGTTTCCTGAGATTTTACCGCTTCTGTTTCTGCGTTCATATTATACCTCTTGTTTGAGTTGAGTGTACTCCCTGCCCTACGACAGTACTGTGTTTATTTATTATCTTTTCTTCTTTTTGCCTCTAGTCATTGACTTTTTAGAGTTTTTCTTCTTTTTTCCTCGTGTCATGATGGTTCCTCCTTTTATTTTAAATTTTCTGCGTTGTTGTTTTTGTCCTATAGTGGCAGAAATCTTTGAAACTGTTGTTATCGCCATGCTTTCATACTCCAATATGCTGGTGATAATGATTTTTGGCCTTTAACTTTTTTTAGTACAGCACCCATTCTTGCTAAAAATGACTTTTGTCTAACAGGATTATTTTTCTTTATAGTCATGCCTTTTTGGCCAAAGTTAACTTTTTTAACATTGCCTGTGCTTCTGTCTTTAACAAACACTTTAAATTTTTTAACATCACCTCTGCTTGGTTTATTTAATTTGACTGTTCTACCTTGATATTTGGCCATTATCTACCTTGTCCTTTATATTTTTTAAAATTTTTCTTTTCTGATTTATTCATTCTTTTTTTGTGTCTGCCTAACTTTTTTGGTTTTGGCCTTAGTTCAATATCTTTAAATTTTATTCGTGCCATTATCGTTTTTTAATCATTTTACTAATATACATATTTTTTACAAGACTTACTTTTTTACCAAAAAGCCTATCTGCTTTTCTTTTTACTTTGGCATATGTTTTAGTTTTTGTATTGAATGATTTTGGTTTACCTATACTTTTAGGTCTTTTCTTTTCCCATACAGGTTTTTGCTTTTTTTTCATTAACAAAATTCTCCTTCTTTATGTGTATTATACTTAATTTTTTTATGTCTTTCGTTTATTTCTTTGCGTCTTATCACAATAAGTTTTTTTAATTGTAATAAAATTTTGCGTGCTTTCACACCATATTTTTTGTAATTTTTTTGTTCAAAAATATGTATGGCATCGTTGTACTCTGATAACAAATCTCTTATTTGTTTTTCAGTGCCAAATACAAAATCTCTTGCTGGAATAAATTTACCCATTGTTAAACAGTCTACCTAATTCTGGATGTAATTCTAAAATCTGTTCGTCTGTATAACCTTGTTCTACCATTTCTCTCATGTGTTTCACAAGATTATTTTGGTCTGTTAATGGTGGGTGTTCGTTTGGTGTGTTAGGTGTGGTTGGTAAAGCTGGTGTTTCATTTGCAACCAAATCATAATCTTTTTCCATTAATGTTTCATATATTTTTTGGTCAATTTGTGCAATAATTTCTGGATTTTCAATGTTTGACTCTTTGGCCATTTTAAACATTGCAATACTGTTTGCTTTGTCTTGTATTGAAAATGATCTAGGATATTCTATTTTACCATTCCATGTTGTGCCTTGGAACATACACCATAATCTCCAAATTTGTTCTTCAACATGTTCACAATTTAATGCAAAATCTGATATTTTAGCTCCTAATAATTGAAATTCAGAAGATAATGCAATACCGGATAATCTTCTGCTTTCTATACTTCTTATACCGCCAACAGATGACATTTGGTTTATTGCATCAACTTTTTTCTGTACAGATTCTAGTACTGCTTCAATGCTTGCGCCTGATGGTTGTAATAAAAATGGTTTTAAACCGGGATCTAGATTGTCTTCCATTTGGATTATAGAACCTGCTCCAGCACTTGCTTGTGTGCCTGTAGTTTTCACCAAACTTGGGTGGTTGGTTAGTCTAATAATACTTTGTATTTCGTTTAATTCTTCATAGATTGATCTTTGCATATCTGCTTGATCACCCACTGCAGATACACCAACACCTCTTATTGCACTTCTTTGTGCATATAAACACACAGCAGGTATTTTACCTATAGTGTTTGGTATTGTTTCGATGTATTCAGCTTTTCTATCTTCGCCATACATTTTATAAATGTGTATTTCATTTTTTGTGTATTCTCTTATAAACTGTTTGTTATTAACAATTTCTTCTTTTATTTTTAGATATGTTAATTCATATAAACCATTTGGCTGTCTTTCGTATTCCCAGTCTAACACATTTTCTGGTGTAAACAAAGATACATATGGTCTGATATTTTGATTTAGTTCGTCTGCTCTTGTGTTTGCAACTGATACAGGTTTTTCAACAATAATCCATGCATTTCCATACACCATGGCCATTGTTGCCGCATCTCTTAAAAATGCTTGAAATGATCTACCGTCTAGATCTGCATCTTCAGTAAATGCTTGAAGTGCTGGATCATTATCAATTGTGCCATAATCTCTTTTTGGCTCTTTTCTAAATAAAAATGATGTGTAAATTCCTACAATAGCTTTAACATGATTATCAAGTGCAAGCATACGCAATCTTTTTTCATAATCATCTCTGCTTTCATAATAGTATGGCTCTAAATATTTGCCCATAAAATAATCATAACCACCATTATAACTATCTCTTAAAAATTGCCATCTATTAAAATAATGTGAGTACGCATTGTGTGATTCTAAAAGATAATCTATTTGATACTTTGAATCACCTTTTATAAATCTATCTAATATAACAGGCATTATTTAACTCCATATGTTGTTCCCGCAAAACCCCATCTTTGCGTAGTTGTTTTATCTTCATAATCTTTTTTAACTGGATAAAGCATATCTACACAATATCCAACTGCATCAGCCATGTGTGTGTTTTCGTTATTTTCAACAACACTTGTGTTTGGCTTAAAACTTAAAGATTCTAAACTTTTTATTGTTTGTTTGCAGTTTTTATCCACAAATAAACTTCTAACACCTGAAACAGTCTTTAATTTACTATTTACAGCATTTATTCTATCTCTTATAGGTGTGTGCTTTGGTCTTACATTCACTGCAAAACCTGCATTTTGTAATATTGAAATATCTGTTGCACCCGCAATAGCTGAACTTTTTCTTTGTCGTCCTGCTGGATCTGGGTAACATGTAATTTTGCTTTTAGGATATCTTCTTTTAATTTCATCTACCATTTCGTAAGTGTTGCTGTTTTCAATACTTATTTCGTCCACACAATACATTGTGGCATTATGAATAACAAATATTGCAGCACTCATTGGTGAGTAGTTAAAATCCATACCAATGTGTAAATCAAATTTATCCATACCTTTTAAATCTTTTACACATTCTTGTCTTTGAAAATTATAAAAGACACTGTGAGACCATGTGTTAAAAGTTGCTAGATATTCTTGTTCAAATGTTCTTTCATCAAGGTCTCTTTTTGCTTGTTCTATTTCTTCTTCATCTACTTGGTCACCTTCAATTGTTTTGTAACTAAATGCTGCCCAATCTTCTGTAGTTTGTGCCATTGTGTACATGTCGTGTGAAAATGATCCAACACCTCTTGGTGTGCCAATAAACAATGCTTTACCTTTTGTGTCTGATAATGCTGGTCTTAAAACTGCTGTCCATAATTCAGGATCTAGATCTTGAAACTCGTCAAGCACTATCAAATTATATGAATTTCCACGAAGTGCATCTTTATTTTCTGCTCCTTTTAGATATATTTTGGATCCCGATTTTAGTCTAATTGTTAATTCTGCTTCGTTGGTTTGTTCTACCCATCTTAATTTTTTTAATTTGTCTTTTAAATTTTCCCATGCAATACTTTTGGCCATTCTGTAAGAGGGCGCAACATATAATACTTCTTGATCAACACTTGCGGCATGTTTAGCAAGTTCTCTCATTGCACAATATGTTTTGCCAAATCGTCTGCCAGTTACAGCAACACGAAATCGTGAATTATCTGTACAAATAGTTTCTTGCGCTGCACTTAGTGCCATTAAAACTCCTTATTATCTGACCAAGGTAAAGGATTTTTGTTTGTAGTATCTTCTGGATTATCTTTAAATCCTAAAACATTTTTAGATAAAAATATCTGTGCTCTTGTATCGCCTTGTAATGCTTTATCCCACATTGCTCTACGCAAAGATTTTTTACCTGCTTCTCTGCCTTTTTCTATTATTGACTTAAATTTTTTTACAAGATGCACTGTTGAGCAGCCAACAAACTCTGCAATTTCGGCATGTGTACACTGTATACATGCTAGCTTATAAACATCATCTTTGTTAATTGGTTTTTTCATTATGCTTGTCTTTCAATTATTTTAATTCTAAAATTTCTGCTATCACGCAGGCCGTTTGTTGTTACAATTTTATATTCTATGTTGTATGTGTTGCCTGCTGTGCCTGCAGATATGTTTGCTGTAACAGTGTTAGCTGTTACCCCTGTTGAATCAATTGTTAATGCCGATGAATCGCCTGCAATTGTTTCTGCTGTGACAGTTGCAGATGTAATTGAATCACCTGCTGGCATCCAATCTACAAAATCTAATGTGTAATCTAAAATTGCATAGGGATCTTTATCTATAATTTTGCCTGCTCTATCTTGTTTAAAACCTGTTAATGTTGGCATTATATTCTATCTCCTACTCTTCTGTTACTACGCTGTACAATTGTTTTATCATTGTAAATTTCAGCTTTGCGTGTTTCACTTAGCATAGTTTCTTTTCGTGTTTCTTGGTTAATTTTATTTATACGAGATTCGCTATTTATTTGGTCATCCCTTAATTCTGCCTGTACTATTATTTTTCTAAGTTCTGAAGCAATATCTATTGCTCTAAATGGATCTACTGCCTGTAATATTCTGCCTGATGCACTTGTTTGTGTACTTGTATTTATATTAGTATCTTTTGCTGTAAAATTAACATTTAATAAAAAATTAGTTTGGTGTGAACTTGTAATTTGTGCTTGTGCAGTTTGTTTTAATAAAGTTGGTATAATTGTGGTTTGAGCATCTGCTGCAATTGATGAAGCAAATGTTTTTAAATATCCACCAACAACATTTGTGGCTGTTTCTATGTCTAAGCTGGTTGATACAACAAAATTTAATCCGCCTTGTAAAACTGCAGTCATGTCTGTGGCTATTGATGCTTGACCACTAAACAATATACCTGCTGTTGTGCCTGCTGTTTGGTCAACTACATATTGCGCATCAGCACCAAGTGTTAATGTACCTGATGTTTGTAGATAACCTGCAACAGTGTTAATTGCAGTATCTGCAATTATATTTGCATCTGGTATTATTTCAACTGTGGCTGTGCCTGATGCTTGTGAATCTGAAGTAACACTTATAACAGCAACAATTGCATTTCCGCCTAATGCATTAAATTGTGCATCTGCCGCAAAATTATATGTTGTGGTTTGTAATCTTCCGCCTGTACTTGCAAAAATAGAACTAGCTGTTGCCGACATTGATTCATCAAATATTAAACCTGTCTCATTGTTAATTGCACTTGAAGCAGAAATACTTGATGTCCCAAATCTTGCTAGACCACCAAGTGTATCAAACACACTCCTTGCACTAAATGATTGGTTCATGGCTGCATCAAATGTTATACCAACATAACTGTCTGCAACATAATTGTCAACAACATAATCTAGATCAGGAAAGCCTACTGTATTTCTTGCTGTACTTGTTTGTGTAATTGTAGATGCAAAATTATTTGGATCAGCAATAATGGCATTCCCGCCAATACTGTTAATTGTAGTTGTTACTGCAAAATCGTTTGGATCAGCATTTTTAAAATTTATAGTGTTAATGCTAATAGCATTTTGCACACTGTTAGACATTGTGCCTACATCATATGCAACATATGGGATAGTTCGCACAGTTGTTGGATTCCAATTAATATCATTAAGTGGATAAGCAGATGATCCAATCCTTAATAAAAATTCTTCATACAGACCAGCACCTACATTCATAGATGAATTAAAATTATATGATCCGTTTCCTGGTGTCCAACTATCTTTTAGTGCACCATCAAAATATAGATAAAACACACCACTTAGTCTATAAAGTCTTACATGAATCCAAGAACTATGTGTGGATAATGATGTTAACGCAGTTGCAGAAATAGTAAAATTAAAATGTTGTAATATTAATGAGTTGCTATTAAAACCTTGTCTTAATCTAAATAAATGTGAACTACTACTATTTTCATATGTTAATTCAATATAGCCTGATCCAAGATAATGACTGTCTTGGCCATACATTCTTAAAACTGTTTGTCTACTAGATGGAAGATATTGTGGTGAAAAGAAAAAATCTACAGAAAAATCGTTTGTGCCTGCTTGTGTAGGATATGTGCCAGTCGAACGGTTTAAAGTGAATCCTGGATAAGTTGTTCCGCCAACTGTGCCTGCTAATAATTGATCAGCATATAAACCATCATTTGTTGATCCTACATATGATGTAAAATTTGTACCGCCAGTACTGCTTGTGTGGTTTTTATATGTAAGTCCAGTCGCAACGGTATCGCCAGTTGTTTCATCAACTGCAGATTGACTACTTACAGTGATACCGCTTGAACTATCCCTAGTAAAATGGATTAATGATCTTATGTTGCCAAAATCGGCCATAGGAAGTTACCTCCCTATTATGTCATAGAGACTGTGATGTTTCCAATTGCAACCTGGAATGTGTCTCCAGTAGTTACTGTTTTCGAAACTGAAAGTTCTCCAAAATAAAGCACATTCCCTGAACTTGATGCATCCATAATAGCTAAACAAGTTACTGTTGCATTATAGTTTGCAGTGGCTGTTGGAAAAGTTACAGTGGTATCATTTGCTATTGAACCGCCTGATGCAGAACCAAAACCTACTTGTTTTCTTACATAAGAACCTTGTGAAATTTCGTCAGTTAGTGTGCCTTGTTCCAGGTTATCTAATACACTGCCGCCTGATCCTACAGAACCTGCTGTTCCATGAAAAAGTGCAACATATAAAGATGTACCCGGAGTGGTTGTGCTTTGTGAATTACCGTTAAGCCAGAAATCTAAAGTTCTATCCTCAACATAATTTGAAGCTGCGTTACTCATATTTTTCTCCTTTTAATTAAAAGTTTATTGTTGTTATAACAAGAGTATTTATATGCGTTTGCATAATGTTAACTGTTGTCATCTGTTTGAGTGGTTGACTCACAATGGAATAAAGCAATCGTGTTATCATCATTTGTGAATGCAGAACCTGGTACTGTGATATTGCTGGAACTGTGTGTGTATCTGTTGTTGTTTGACAATCTTATTTCATCTATGGTGTTGGTTCCTGAATTTGTTCCTTCTCCTGCTTGTCTATTACCAAAGAACAAGTTAGTGGTAGCACTTATGCTGTGTGAAGCAGATATCTTGTGTGTACCATCTAACCACAAATGGAACGAACCTGTGCCGTCGTACTGCATTGCAATATGATGAAAACTTGTGCCTGGATTGCCAAGATTTGTTTCACCGCCGTCGTGTGTGAAATATAAATTACCATCTGAATATGTGTGCAGTGTTAGACGGTTTGAACTGGTTGGAAAACCGTCACTGCTAAGGGAACCTGTTGAAAATAGTTTTGTTGTTTTGTTTGATGTGCCACCATCACTGATTTTAAATCTAAATTCCAATGTTAATGTTTGGTCATCATCAAATTCAAACCCTGCAGGTAACATATTCAAATAAGCGTGTGATCCGCCAGCACTTAATTGTAGTGCATTGTTGAATACACCGCTTGATGTTTGTGTCCATCCACCATTGCTCCATTCTGATAGAGCTCTTGGTCCAACATCTTTGGTTGTTGTGTCATTATTTGAACCTTCAAAGTGTAGCAAGAGTTTTGTATAACCATCTGCCTCAAAAGCAGATGTGGGTGGTGTGAATGCTTGACTGTATCTTGCCACACTCGAATGTCTGAACTCATCTACATAACCTACAATTCCAAATCCTCCACCTCCAAGATATACACCTATCCTGTAATCGTTGTTGACAAAATTCGTGCTGTTGGAAACACTTGCTAATGATGTGCCATCTCTATAAAAATGTAGTGTGCCTGATTTTCTAACAATCGCCAAATGATACCATTGTCCTGTGCTCATGCCATGACTGGCTTTAAGCAGTTCTGAGTTACCATTTCTTATTACAAATTGACTTGATGAGTTAAAGTATCCATTCAGTCTGCTGGAAACACCACTTCCAGTATCAAAAAAGTATCTGCCGTGCACTGTGGTAAAATCTGTTGGATAGTAGAAAAATTCTATAGTAAAATCACCTGAACCTATATTTAGATTTGCATGTTCAGGATCCACAGCATCATTGTTGCCATCTAACTCAACACTACTTCCACCAAATTTTGCTTGGTCTGTGGAGATATGAGCATTATCTGTCAGTGTGATTGGAACTGCTGAATCTATTCTTACTCCATCATCTAATATCACTGTGCTGTTGTTGTCTCCATCACCGTGTATCAATAGATGTGTGTGTTCATCTTTTGTGAATGCTGATGTTGGCACTGTGATAGATGCGCCCGAATATCTTGCGTGACCTTTTGAAATTCTAAATTCATCTACAAAACCTGGTGGTGTGTAATTTTCAGCACCAATAGAATTGTGCCATATTCTTATTTGATCGTGTGCGTAATTGTTTGAGTCGGAATATGTTGAACCAACTTGCGTGCCATCTACATATAAACTAGTTGTGCCTGATTCACGACACAATGCAATGTGTTGCCATTGATTGGCAGACAAAACATTACTTGCTGTAATTCGATTGGCACTGCTCACATACAGATAAAGGTCATCTGCTGATCCATCTGATGGATATGAATACAATAAAATTTTTGCGCCGTTGGAACCATTACGCAAATCAACTGCAAATCTGTCTAATGATGTCAAATAATTAAACCATTCGATTGTAAAATCACCTGTGCCAAAGTCTAGATTGTTGCCCACATCTGCAATTTGAATGTAATCACCTGTGCCGTCCATAGCAATTGATGCCCCACCAAATTTATTTTGAGTAGTTGAAATTTTTGTATCTCCAAATGCTTCAATCACCATTGATTGAGATGTTCTTGGATTTGGATCTGCCGCTGTTGTGCTTGATACTTTGGATAATGTGTTTATTCTAAATGCACCTAGTGGCATTGTGTCTCCTTAACTAAAGTTTGTGCTTAATGATGCCCAATAATTAGAACCATCATAAAATACACTCATGATATCTATTGCGCTTGCAGCAGTACTTAAAGTTTTTGTGCCGCCAGCAAATTTAAAAGTGGAACTTAGTGTTCTTCCGCCTGTTCCGTCTTGTGTGATTATTAAAGTTAAACTTTGACCTTGTTGTGGACTTGCAAATGCGTTTATTGTTAAATCACCACTAAGCGTAATTGTTTGTACTGGTCCATCATTAACATCTGGTGTTTTTGTGCCGCTTGTTGTGCCTATATCATGAACA